CTAGCTTATAGCTCTATAACGTTCCACCTGATAAGCAGCTGAGAGAATACTATCCATTTTGAAAAACCTCACCTGTTTCCGCAGGTAGCAATAAGCCTTCAGGCTGTCATCCTGCAACTCCAACACCTTAATATTTCTCTCGCTTATTCCGTTGCTCCCGGAGTATATGATTGTGATTATCCAGCCACGCTCCAAAGATGTTCTCAGGATATGCTCTATCACGTTATCACCTTCATATGATTTTGATAATAATATACCACTATAAAATGCAAAAAGCAAACAAGCGTTCGTATTCAGTGTAAAAAAATAGCAGCTTTGCTAAACAAAGCCGCTAAGCATCATTACATCTCTTATTTATTTTAGATACACTGATTAAGGTTCATTGATACTACTGGATTTAAATTATCACTATATATCAATATTTCTTGCCCTTTATACTTGTTACTAACACTGTAATTCAAAAAGTATCTTGTTTGCCTATACTCACTATAAAGCTCAGAAATTTCCTCAACACTGTCATATGTCATAATCCAAGGTTGCCTAATATTTTCTCTTACCAATTTAGCTAATTTTGTGTGATCCTCATTATTATAAAAATTAGTATATAATCCAGGACCCTTCTTATAATACGGTGGATCTAAGTATACTAAAGCCTTGTTAGGCATAGTAGTTAAAACATTTTCAATCAAATCAGCTGCATCCATGTTGTATAGAGAAATTCTATCTCTATATAACGCAATGGTTTTAATCCTTTTTATTAAATCACTCTTTGTAAACCTACAGTCAATTTTATATTCACCTTTCTGCTCAAATCCACCTATTATACCACCTTTAATAATTCCTGAACGATTTGTCCTATTAAGAAAAAATGTTGAAAAGCCTAAGTGAAGCAAATCGTCCGAGCTATCAAATATTTCCTTCTGTCGCAGCCATTCTTGCACTGAGATAGGTGTATTAATTATCATATTACATAGTTCTTCAGTTCTATATATAACCGAATGCCAGAACGCATATATGGAAAAGTCGTAATCATTAATGACAATATTACTAGCTATATCATTTAACAGTAAAGCAAGAGCTGCACCTGCCCCACCCGCAAAAGGCTCAATATAAGTGCAGCCTTTTAGATTATTAAGATCTATAAGCTCTGCTATAAAATTTGTTAGCTTAGCTTTACCTCCTGGATACCTTAAGGGAGATATATTTTTACTCTTCAACATATCACTCCTTCCTTGATTCTGTGGTCATTATAGCATTTTTGGTTATTCTTGGCCACACTTTTCTGAGCAGAAGTCTATAATATGTTGTATTAAGGCAGAATACCCTGAGCCAGTTACAATAGCATCCAACACTTCAGGAGTTGCTGCAATCTCGTGAGGATGGTGGACTATCATGTTGAAGTATTCTTTTATACCTTTAGTTTGAAATATGATTGAATAATAGCGTTCTAGAGTCCTATCCTGTGCAAAAATATCTGTATCTTTTTCAAACTTATCAAGTATTTCCGTTAAGGTTGGTTCATTCTTTTTTGAAGAATAAAATTTGCTCCACTTGTTTCTTTTCTTTAGATAACAAATTAAGCTCTGTTCCAACAAATTACGCATCAGCATAGCAGTAGCTATTGGATAATCAACGTAATGCTTATTTTTAGATATCTTCTTAAGCTCTGTAACAAGTCGTATGATTCCATCAGAATCATTAGAGGACTTTAAATCGCAAATGAGGTTACTCAACAAAGGAGCAGGCCTCGTTGATACTCTCCGTTTAGGTTCGGGTTCAGCTATCTCCTTTAATGTAATTGCTGTAAAATCTTTGGCTTCCCCATCCACATCTTTATTTCCCTGAGGCTTATCAATTACTTCAGGCGTGGAACTGCCATTAACGATTACATTATCAAGGTTTATATCAGTAGTTACTATACACTGGTTAGTATATCCATTATTGAGCCCCAAACTCTTAAAGAATGTATCAATAGCTTCATTATCATAGACGGTTCCGACAGACTTTCCCTTTAATGCTTCTATTGTTTTATTAATCCTTGTTATAAAATCTTGAATGCCAATTATAATGCAATATTTACTTTCAATAAAATCTAGACCTAAATACGAGCGTCCTACTGTTCCAAGAATTCTATCCCAGTTAGTTTTGCTTATACTGAAAACTTGATCCTTATCCAAAATCCCCTCTTCTATTAAGTGTGTTTGAAAATCAAGAAGTGGTGTTTTCTTTCCTCTATACTTATTCCAGTTTTGTTTTTCTGGAGCTCCCCATGGGTCTAGCCCTTTTCCTTCCTGTTCACCATTATGTCTTAACTCAATCCATTGCTCGAGATCTTCATTCTCTGATTCTACATATACTCTTGCTGGTATGCTGTCATAAATGCTCCCCCTAGCCTTTCTTGATAGATCAGTAAAAGTCTCAACTAACTCAGGAAACTCTCTAGGGATTATATCAGGGGTCCTAAGCATTTTTAAGCAAGCAAGTCTTCTATTTCCTTCCTTAACAACCATGAACCCATCTTCAAACTTTAATACTCCTATTGGCTCAATAATACCGTTATTTTCAACAATTGATTCAGCTAGTGTTATTAATTTATTATATGGTTTTTTATTTTTTATGAAGCTTTGTTTTTTTACTAGACTTTCTAGTTCTAATAATTCATCTTCTACTGCACCTATTCTTGGGTTATCTGTCCACAAGTGTAAGTCCGCCAATTTAAGATAAGCGATTTGCGCCATTATATCCCCCCTCAGAATTTGATAATTCTACCACTTTAAATAGTAACTCTATATTAATATACAGTAAATTCAAATTATATAAACTGTCGTATTTTGCAGATAAATAGTACAAAAAATTAAAAAAGGAGGCAGCCCGAAGGCTACCCCTTATACAGCATATGAAGGATTTCCCTTTCGGTACTCTCCTCAGGCCTTCCCTTTCGGCACTAACCACAAAAGCCCCCCCTTACAGGGGGCATTCCCCTTTATAGAATTATATTAATTACTTTATATTGCTGTCAAGGTCTATTATGCGCTTTTTCTATTAGTGATGGTAAGTACTCCAATATACCAGCATCCCCGATGTCACCCTGAGCTTTTGCTGCCTTTATGGCAAATACAAGCATGTTGATAGCCTTCTCCCATCTTGGATCATCAGCTACTTCGTGAACAATCTCTTTCCAGTCCAATGCTTTCACCTCCCACCATAACGGCCGCTGACCTGCCCGGAGCTGAGCTGCTGTCAAGCCACCAGTATATTCAAAGTGAGGCTTATCTACTATAGACTTCCAGTCCCCTCCCCAGGTGAGTCCCAGTTTTTTCCCTTCCTCGCCGGCGATAGTCCACAGCTTGTTATTATCCCACACAGCCTGGCCATTAACCACCGGTACAACATCATATGCCAACCCGAAGCCATGCGGTCCGACAAGCTGCATGTTGGTTACTATGCTGCCGGCTCTGGTCCTGCCCTGGGCGTATAGATAAGCCTGGTACTCCTCATCCCTGAGAGTGTTTGTTACCTGCAGAGTTACTCCTCTGGCTTTGCATGCTGCTATATGCTTGTTGCAGAGCTCCTGGACTACCGGATGCAGGTCATCGATTTTACGGTTGTTTATCATATTATCACCTACTCAATCTTAAAGGAATCATCCAGCGCCCCATTATCTATATAATCACAAAGCTTGCCATACAGCTTTTTAACAAGGTATCTTATCATGTCCTCGCCCATGAATATCCTGAGTGACAGCGGCAGCTTCTCGAGCATAAGCTTAACCACATACTCTTCCTGCTGTGCACCGTTCTTCAGCACCTGATCCTTAGCATACCGCTTTGCCTGGGCAATGCCGGCATAGATCATTTTCTTTGCCTTCTCCCATTCAAGCAGGCAGTATAGCCCCGCGGCTATGACCAAGATAATAATAAATCTCCATTCCCAGAGAAACAATAATATGTTTTTCATTTTTTACTTTCCCTCACTTTCTTTATTTCTGTTGGCATGTCCTTAAGTCTTTCCACAAGCTCTGTAACCGCCCCATTACCCCCTAATGCATGGTACTGCTCATATAGCTCCACTACATTTTCCAGGGCATATATAGGGCAATACTCTTTTTCCTGGTAGTGGTTATAGCTTTGAATAATCCTATCCCTGAGCAGAGCCTGTATGCCCAATTTAACAGCATCCTGCTCCTTTAATTTATTAGCTAACTTTCTATATCCTGCAGCTAAACCAGCAATAATGAGAGCAAACAGTGCCTCAATCCAGTATTTTGGTATCCATTCCGGCATCACCTTACCAGTCCCTTCTGTCAAATAAAATAGCACCCTCTTTCAGGTGCCGGTGTATTTCCTATTCCGCAGGAACCAAGGCTACAGTTTCATCATATTCCTGCTGAGTGATATACCCTTTTGCCAGGGCATTGTCTATCTGCTCTCTTGTGTACCCTGTAAAATTCGCCGGATACTGCACTCCGTTAACTATTCCTATTGCCGCATATTGCTTTACTGGTTCCCGGTAATCTTCGGGAATAGTGGAAAATGAGGTCGTGCCATATAAGTAGATATTCCTGGAATACGTACTTACCCTAAAGTTTAATATAGGCATCTTCACACACCTCCTTTACTTTAATACTCTAGCACCCCTGTGCTTGCAAGGTATTCCATCAATGCTTGCATATCAGCATTTGTAGCAGCAAGCTGTGCTTCAAGGTCTGCTATTTTTTCTTCCGGAGTAGGCGGCGCCGGCGTGTATTCCCTTTGCTTGACATTATATTCTGCCAATATTTCCGCTCCCACAATGGTATAGCCGGCATGCTCCAGGTATTGGGTCTCAGGATCATACTCAGGAGGATTATCGAATACAGGCAGCCAGCCTTCTGCCAGCAATGTTGCTTCGTCAAGCTTATCATATCCTGATACTGTGCAGCCTGCATTTTCCCCCTGTGTGAGTATGCCTACCTTTGGCAAACCTACTTGTACTACTTGTCCGTTTTCTACTTTTGCATAATTCATTAATCACACCCCATTATTTTCCATATGTTATATTAGCAATACTTGTCGTTATAAATACATTAGCTGCCATAGTCCAATTTATACCATCTGGTGACGTTGCCATTTCGTCTTCTACACTGGGTCCACCGCCAGCGACAATCCATAATCCATTACCATAAGCTACTGAAAAACAGTAATAATTTGCATACCAATTTTGAATAGTACGTGGCGTCCAATTTATTCCGTCTGGCGATGTCGAGATTTTGCCTTTTCCTCCAACAGCTATCCATAAATTCTTGCCATATGCTGCACTGTAAAGATAATCTGTAAGTCCACTTATTCTTTCTGTCCAATTCATGCCATCTGGTGATGTTATTATTTTTCCTCCTTCACCTCCGGCTACCCATAAACCATTACCATAGGCTATATCGCCATCAGGATTAGTAAATCCGGTTGTTCTTTTTGTCCAATTTATTCCATCTAGTGATGTTACAATTTTGTTTTCTGCTTTATTCGCATTTGAGCCTAACGCAACAAATAAATTACTACCATTATGTGCTATTCTATAAACATAATCTGAGGTTATGAAAGGATGATTAGTTCGCAATGTCCAATTTATTCCGTCTGATGATGTTGCAATTTTTCCACCACTACCACCAATTACCCATGTCCCATTACCATAGGCTATACCATAAATACCAGTATCAATACCAAACGGGCTTGTTCTTTGTGTCCAAGTTATCCCATCTGGTGATGTTGCAATTTTGCTTGAGCCTACGGCTATCCACAAGCCATTACCATAAAATATTCTTGCAATACCAGTAGTACCGAATCCTGCATCTTTTAATTCCCATAGCTGCGCATCTTTAGATACAGCAAGTTTACCATTGCCTCCGACTATAACCCATAAACCATTTTTACTTCCGCTACACATTCTCATTCTATCTGCTAACATACTATCACCTCCTATGTTGTAAACTCAGCACCCATTAAGCCGCCATACCACCTTGCGCCGCCATCTGTTGTAACAAAAGTGAGTATGGCCGTCTTATTTACTGCGCTAAGGTCCGGCACTTCGTCACCATCCCATTTTACCGACGCTGGCCAAGTAATAGCATAAGCTGTTGCACCCTTGTTCAGTATCAGTGTAATAGACCCTGCACTGCCACTTGCAGGGGGATTACTAAATACAAAGGTAATGGCTCCTGTTTGTGTTATCTCGAACACATTTGCTGTCGTAATATCAAGCGTCTGCGTTCCTGTACCTGTTACATCCACTGTTACTGCTTCGCTATAGTCCTTAAGTTTTGGCCTTGTCACAAGCTGGTCAGCATGGTTTACCTCCCCTGACATTGTACCACCAGCCCTGGGTAGTGCATTGTCCGCTTTCGTGCCCTGTGTTGCAGTGGCGTAGGCTGTACTGTCCGTATAAGCGGCTGAACCTAATCCTAGCAGTGCTTTAACCTGTACTATTGTTTTTACTGCCCAGGCGCCTATTCCGGAGGAAACCATAAATTGATCAGCTGCTGTGGCTAGGCTGTTGTTAATTTTCTTGTCCAGCTCCACCTTTAGCCCTGCAGGTGTTACTGCCCTCGCTGTATCTGTTCCAGCTGTAACTTCAGCATTAGTTGCCAACTCTACATGCCCTATGGCGCTTGTAGTAGCTGCAGGAGTGGTATGGGCTACTGGAGCGTAGACGCCTGAATGGTTATGGCCAGAAGCCGAGTACACCCCATCATGATTATGCCCCGAAGTTGCATAAACACCTGTATGATTATGACCTGCAGCTGCGTATGCACTATCATGATTGTGTCCGGAGGCAGCATATGCATCTGAGTTTGTATAAGCAGCCGATCCTAATTCCAATATCGCTTTTACTTCGGCTAAAGTCTTCTTAATCCATTGTCCCTGTCCGGATGCTACAAGAAAGTCATTTAAGGCAGTTGCAAGTGACTTTTTAATATATAAGGGATGAGGATCCTCCCCATTTATATGGTCACTGATCAGCGCTTCCACTTCCGGAATAGTCGCGAATACAAGTGATGGATCAATAGTTGCTGTAACATTAGGGGCATTCCCAACGATCGAGACTATATCAATATGTTTTTCAACTACGTCCGGACCGCCTCCTGCAGGAATATATTCCGCATCGGCTCCTGCATTGCCATAGCAATATAGTATTTCCCCCAGGTCAGGATCCGTGGCATAAAGGCCCAGCTCCCGCCAGTAGAAACCTGTTGCTAAATCCTGATTGCTCAGGTATCCGCCGCATACAGCCTTCCCTCCTGTTAATACAACAAACTTGGTTATATCCAATGTCTTAACTTCATGGATGAGCGCATTCAGATCAAGTATGGAGCTGCCGCCCAATTCGCCGTCTCCGACAGCTATCCTTGTAAAGTTCAGCTGCGCTCCTGCCTGGGCTTTTGCCTGGAGGTTCCTCCCCCTATTTGTGAGTATCAATCCGCCAAAGCTCATGCTATATCACCTGCCTTATCTCAAGAAAATCGCCAGTGTGGACAACACCGGCATAATAAAGATTCATCTCTCCGGAGAGGGAAATTATTATTTCTTCCAGGTGCGAAGACTTACGCTTTACTGATTCAATTACCCTAATAAACTGCTGCGCAAGTTCACCTGTCACGGATGTATTGCTGGTAATCACCTTGTATTTACCCCGCACCCCACCATAATCAAACCATTCCTTAAGTTCTCCGTCCCCGAAGTATATTTTTATTACTTCTTCAACTGCATAGGGGGTGCCTAAACATCGCTTAATAGCCGGTGCAGTTTTTATCAACTTCCGTTTGATTTCTATAGCTACTGTTGCATCATACCAATCAATCTTCATCTGCCAGGCCAGTTCATCAAGCACTGGCTCTGGAAGCTCATCTATGAGGCTGTATATCAAACACAACCTCACTTCGCTTGCTACCTGCCGCAGCTGTGGAGTGAGCGCTGCACATAAGGCCTTTGTTGTAGGATCTTGTTTCATGAATTTTGTCTGCAGCTCCAGGAGGTCGATATCCTTTAATTCTTTCATTTATATCAACCCTCCATATACGACATTGATTGTGCCTGCCTTGGCCACATGGCCTTCTGCTACAGCAGTATAAACAGGGCTTGTAATGTCAACCCTGAAAGCACCGGCCACTAGCATAAGGTTTTTCAGGGTATCAGGATTAACTGCCCTTTTGAGTTTTGCATGCTGCCAGGCTATATACTGGTCTATTGAGCCTCCATCATCTTCTATAAGACTGCGTATCACAGCTTCTTCTGCGTTACGCTCCGCTGAGATATAATAAGTGAGATTAATATTATAAGTATCCACTGTAGCAGCTGCAGCTGTCACAAGGTCTGACATCGGCCTTCTATTCTTAGGAGTAACTGCAGCAAGTACAGTATCAAGAACACTCTGGGCAGGCAGCTCTCCATCCTTCATTAGAACAACAACAACTATTTCCAGAGGAGCCGGTGAGAGTATTCCTACATCAGCAATATTAATATCAGCAGTCTTAGCCCAATATATATATCCGCCTTCAGGTCCGGCTGTCGAATAGCTGTCTGATGAAAGCCTTATTCTTTCACGATATCCACTCCAAACATTAACTCCGTCATCATCAGGCTCTATATCAGCACCACCTGCGCTTTCATCTATATTTGTTACTGATATTACATAAGGTGTTGAATCAATAATTTTATTGATTTGTCCTGGCACAAACCCATTATACTGGGGACCTGTTTTCACTGCTTCAGCTATAACAGTCCCTTCAATCTGACCTGCAGGTACGACGCAATCTACTTTATTTGCGAAGAATAACACTCCATCAGGTGAACCTCTCTTGCCGGCTGCTATCGTAACAGGTGCAATCTGAGCTGCAGAGAGTGTCCATTTAAGAGTAACTATTGCATTCTGAGCTTTTAACCTCGGTGTATTATACCCTAGGGCGTCAAGATTTTCTCCACGGGCATATCTCAAAAGGTTCTGTTTCCCGGTCTCATTGATATCATTCTTTAGTCCTACAATAACCGGAGTATGCTGCAATAAAAAAATCCTGCGTTCATCGCCAGGATATAAGGTTTCTCCTAATGCCACTTCAAATTGGCTTATCATATCATTCTGTATGGCCAGAGCATCAACTTCAACAAATTTAATATCGCTCATATATCTACCACCACCCGCATTTTCATACTTCCAGACTTTGTTACCCCCAGGTACTCAACGTTCTCAACTGTTGCCCTTGGCTCTCTGAGTGCAATTACCTCTCTAATACTATTTGCTGCAACTGCTGCTGCTTGTGGAGCTGGCAGGTCATAAAAATCCCTTTGTATGCCAACGGTTCGGGCATAAGCTACTTCATAAGCAGATGTATTAATGAGATTCACTACATTCTGCAGGATTCTTTCATTCCCTTTAGCACCCCATGTTATTCCTGCAGGCTCGTCAGTATTTATGAAATACTGCATGCTATCACCCCAATTATGCTAATGCCAGCCCGCCGGCCTTGGCTCTGGCTACATTGGTATTTGTTATAATTTTGGTTCCATCAGGCCCGAACAAAGCCTGAGATACATCCGCGCTTACACCACCCGCACCGCTGCCGGTACCGGTGCTTTTTGCGCTGCCGGCTCTTACATACTCTTCAAGCTTAATAGATAGTATGACCTTTACGATCTTTCCGTCTGCACCTATCTGTTTATATGCTATTTCTATGCTTTTCAGCATAAGTGGAAACTCAGATATATTCTTTCCACCAATATTCATGTGGTATACTGCTCCGGATTTGCATATGTCCCTCCACTTCTTTATCTCCGCTTCAACATCAATCCCTAGCGTCTGATCCAGCGTTACATCATAGGATATCTGATCGAGTCCAGGACCCTTTTTATAAGTGGATGGCTTTTTCCCTATAACTTCCTGCGTCTCTGTGTTATATGAAGCAGATAGGGATAGATTATCAAAGGTACTTACCTTTTGGCTGGATACTGAAAACACGAGACTTCCATAAGCTCCGATTATCATGCATCAACCCTCCCTATTACAGCACCATCTTTCATATTGCCAGACCAGAACATGACCAGGACTACATCCCCGATATTCAGCTTCTGTGTCAAGGTACCGGACATTTTCCCTGTTATCGTTGTAGGCTCCCCTGAGGATCCAATCAAAACATCTGTAATCCCAACATCAACCTGGTCCAATACAAACTTCATAACCGGCAGCTCAGTTGTACGTACATTATCCATATCCGGAAACCATACTGTCACTTTATCGCCTGCAATACTGTCAACCTTGCCTTTTTTATTCATTAATAATCACCTTCAATCCCTTTACGGCACCAGCAGTATGTATATCCGTTAAGCAGGCTGTGGTCCACACGGGTTAAGTACCATTTGCCATCTGCAGCTCCCAGATCCTCTATGTTAATATTAACTGCAGCTGCTATGGTAGTATCCAGCTGCACAGTAAAAAATCCCTGGCTTTCATTTTTATTGGCTTGCCTGAGGGCGGCCTTCAGGAACCTTTCAGCCTCGCCTATACTTGCTGCATGCTCAGTTACTCTCAAAGTTCCACCATACATTTCAGGGACGTTATGTGTGTACTCCAGCAGGTTATTTCCAGAATCGTAATACTTGATTATGCCCTGTGCTTTTAGATCAATTGCAATGGATTTAAAAATGCTCCTACCTACCATCTGGCTTTTGGATATAGTTTTTACAGAGGTTTTACACTCAAAAGCCTTTTCTCCAAAAACAACAGCCTTGCCATTATTGCATTTGAGACAGTAGCCCTCCCGCTCACATAGGCATTTTAAGAATAAGAGGTTTCCTGATCCCTTCTGCTCAACCCTATCATATGTATGGTCTGCAATATCATAAGTCTCCAGGGACAATCCGCATGCAGCAGCAACCTCCCGTGCTATCTCCATAAAAGTTGCTTCATTCCAAGCTCTGAAGGCTTCCGATTTACCTTTCTCAGGAGAAGAAATTGCCATAGCCTTATATGTTTGACCCTCTATTATCCATCCATCAAAGTACATCAAGCCTGTTGAGTATCCATCAACAGATACTTCAATTTCATCTCCCTTCTGAGGCTGCCACTTTGCCCAGGCCTGCTCCGGATCCGGAAATATGATGTCTATGCTGTCAGCCAGGCCCCCGGCCTGATCATGCATGATAATATCCTGGATATCAACCTTGGGCTCGATGTTTTCCCCATTCCACAGCAGCTTCATGAAGTCCTCACCTACCTCTTCCATGGAGGCAATGTGGATGCGGCCGGCTGCTCAATAACCGGGATCTTAATACTGACGCCTGATGAAAAAATGATAGTTCCAACGTGATCAGGGTTTGACTTCATTATCTCGGTTGAATAATGTTCATCGCCGTAGAAAGCCAACGAAATGATATCAAATGTATCACCTTCAGCAGTCTCATACTGATAATAACTACTAGCCAAAGCTCAGCCGCCTCCTTCCTCCGAAGAATTCATCCACCATATTTTCAAACTGCGGATATGCCGCTTCCATGCCTTGCTTTACTTGTTCTTTTACATCTCCGTTTCCGTCAAAATAAATGTGATTTACCGGTGCATAGGTTATGTTAGGACCGCTTCCGCCCAATACATGCTTTACAGGTCTATTCCCTATACTTGGCTGCTCGGTAAATCCGCCATCTGCAAATGCCCTTACCTGCGGGAATATGTTAAGTCCAAGCATCTCCGCTGTTTTAGCCAGAAGCCAGATGCTTCTCCTGTTACCTGGTTTTATGGGAATTGCCGCTTCCATCCCGGCCTCCCCGAATATGGCCGCGCGGTCAGAGAATCCACCCGACGCATACCCCTTAACCCTTGGATTAGTTGAAATATGGGAATATGACGATCTCGGATTGTCATATTGTGTCTGGCTTCCCCTGGGCTCTGGAGCTTCTATTTTGCCGCCAAATACCGCCTTGACCTTGTTCCATGAGTCTATAAAGAAGCTGGTGATCTTATCCCAGTTCTTATATAGTGCATATATAGCAATTCCCAGTGCTGTAACAGCTGCAATAATGACCCCTATGGGATTTGCAACCCAGGCTGCATTAAGGGCCCATTGTGCAAGTGTAGCCAGTGATAAACCTGCCCTCATCCACTCCAGGGCAAAGGTGGCAGCTCCCCATGCTTTAGTCAAGGCATTAATAATCAAGGATGCTTCTGATGCTGCAAACAATCCCCATGTCGCAACCTTTGCCCCTATCATTGCACTTGTTATTCCCCAAAGTACAGGCTCGATCAATGGCCAGTTATCAATTGCCAGGTCTGTGAACCATCTTGCAGCTGTATATATATCATTTAAACCATCTTTAAACCGTGGCCATCCGGTAGTAATTGCCCAGTTGAGAGCCGGCTTTATATATGTATTGAATACATCTGCCACTTCTCCTCCAAAGTCTGAAAATGATTGTCCCAGCTTATCGACATCAAGGTTAGTCATAAATCTATTCGCCCAGGTTACAGCTTTGTTTGCTGTCGGCAAAAATTTGCCGGCAACAGTAGATATGATTTTATTGAAATTGTTCTGCACCAGTCTCAGCTGATTTGCAAATTCACCCTGCGTCCTCTTAAAATCGCCCTGGGCATCCTTACTGACCTGCATCAAATAAGCATATCTTATGGCAACCTGATTTGCTTGCCCCATCTTATCCCATGCTGTCTTTATTCCTTTTGATAATGCAAAGGCTTCAAGGTTTGCAACCGACATATTAATACCAAGGTCACGAAGAGGCTTTATTTCTCCTGCCATTCCAGCCTGAATCTTTTCAAACATGTCACTTTGAGCAATATTATAAAAACTTGAAAAGTCTCCTGTCAGTCCGGTTAAGTTTTTACTCATCTCGAGAATCATGTCACTGCCTAAACCACTGCTTTTAAACATAGCCCCCAGCGTGCCTGTGTACCTTTTGGCCTGTAATTCAGCAATACCAAAATCATTACTTGTTGTTTTACTCCATGCATCTATAACTCTGGCAGATCCACCAAATGTAACATCAACAACGTTCTGCACTTCCTTAAGGTCAGATGCAAGCATGAGCCCCTTCTGGCCGACATAAGCAAAGCCGGCACCCATAAGAAGTGAGTCTAAGCCAATGAACCTGGATGCAGTGCTGAAAACATTTCTCATTGTACCTGTCGCCCGGGAGAATATGCCGGCAGTCTTGTTGACCTGCAGCATCCTCTTGTTGGCCATTGCAAAGGCATTGTTCAAGGATGGAAGCACTTTACCGCCCAGTAAGATATTAGTCTGCATATTCTTAGCCATTTTTATCGCCTGCCTTAGCACCATATAATTCGACTAGGTAGTCATACAAATCAATAAGCTCAACCAGTGGAATCTTATCGCATTCCAAATAACTGGTTGAGCTTACCGCTGTAATGTATCCTTTTATTCCTCGGAGGTCGTCGACTCTGGGGAATCCTCCGAGTCGCTGTTGAAAAAAACGACCGATGCTTCTGCCCATCTCAATTTGTCTTTTGGATGCAGCCTATAAGCATCTTCCATTGCAATCCCTGCTGCCATTCCACAGAAAAGGCAGTGCAACTCAACATCTCCAGCAGGATTCATGACCGGATATTGCCTTTGTGCCAGAAATGTCTGTGCCCTGGCAATTGCGTTTGACGGAAGGCTGTCGAAATCAGGAGTGATTTCCTTAACTTCCTTCTCATCTATCGTAATCGGCTTGTAAAGCTTTATTTTATCCATGAAAAAACCTCCATTTTAGAGTGCTGACTTGACATTCTTGCCGTAGTCAACCCCGTTGACACGGTAAATGTAGTTCAGTTTGTCAATCTCGACTACTTCTTTGCCGTTTACGGTCTTCTTGTAGTATAATACTTCATAGTCATTGCTTCCATCCGATGCTGCATTCACTTCAACCTTACCAGGATCATACTTTTTGGAAACTCCTATGATTACTACTTTGTGTGAGTCGATACCAATGTTTACTCCACTGGTATCGAATTTGTCGGTAACCCAACGTACTTCAAACCGCTTCTTTCCCGGTGCTGACAGATAAGCAGATTTTACCTCATCTACCCTCATATTGAAAGTAAACTGAGCTGATCCCACACCAAGATATGAAGGCCAATCTATCTCTCCCATGATTCCTGAGCCTTTTATCGTGTCTGAGATCATTTCGAAGGAGGGAAGCTGCAAGCTTGTTGTATCGTCAAGGTATGTAAGTTTACCGTTTATTTCGCCGTAAACGCTATAATCTACTGTCTTATTGCCTATCTTGCTCATGTCCCATACCTCCTTAAGCTTCCGTCAGAGCTGCAAGCCCTGCCGGATCATACTGGATTTCAAAAGTTATGCTCTTTCCAGGAGGTACACTGGTATAGTTGACATCAAACACAAAATTGCCGGCTGCCAGTTGATCAGCAGGGTTGCTCTGTGTATTAAAACTGATACTCCCGTACAGCAAAGCCCTATCAGCAATGAGGGAATTCAGCCAGAGCTGTGCACTATCCAGTATCTGGTCAATCTGCCTCCTGTTGAAGGGCTGATCGACATTTACCAGGTAGTTTTCCTGGAAGGTATTCTTCAGATACCCCTGCATCCTTACCGTGCAGTCAAACAGATCCTCAGGCTTTATACCGGATTCAGCCGCATAGGTGTAGTTGGCCATATGCGGGCCCCATAGCCTCCAGAGCCCTCCCAGGAAAGCCATGGTCGTTATACCTACGCTGTTCAGGTCATTCGCCTGTACTTCATCGAATTTTATCTCGGTACCATCAGCCAATGCTGCACCCGTAGCAAGTATCTGCCGGTTCGAGGGTGAAGCGTAAGGAATATTGTCATGTTCGTAATCCGTCTGCATCATCATTACCACGGCCAGAGTTGATATGTGGTACAGCTTCGCTCCATATTTAGCCATAGGCCAGAATATCTTTGAAAGCTTGGATATATATCCATTGGTGTCCTTCCATGTTTTTGCTTCTGCGATAGTCTGTGCCTCTACCGAGCTTAAATCAATATCTGCGACGCAGATCGCATCCCAATGGCTATTTATTGCCTGACACTTTGAGACAAGGCCGGTATACACCACAGGATCCTGGCTCCATCCGGGAGCTGCAAGGATGGTCGGTATCAATCCGGTATCCTGATATACAAAGTCCGCAACCTGCAGGCCTGTCCTATTACCATCTGCATCGACAGTACCGACAACATCAGTCCCTACAATCTTGGTGATATCCAGTTCATCAAATGTAACAGTTACAGGGCTGGCCATACCTAGCTCCGATATGTCTGTCACCTTCACTTTGTTTTTTCCGTCAATTACTACGTATTCGACTTCGTAATCGGTGCCCAATACTTTGTCTGCTATAGCCACAGATTCAAGCAGCACCTTCTCATTGTCGATATATCCTATTTGGTTGACAAGGGCGACATCGGCTGTACCCTCTTTTGTATCCGTGGCTGGATCAAATATGTTTATCAGCACAATAGGGCCCATGTTGCCAAGGGGATTGTTGAAATGCGCATCTATTGCCTCACAGAGCGTAAAAGTAGCCCAGTCATCGGAATATCCAACTGCCAGCTTTGCTTCAGCCAGCGAATTTACCAGCAGTACCTTATTGAAGGCTGCTTCCGGATCCGCCAGGACATTTACCGGTGCTGTACCTACATACACCGGCAAAGCACCGACGCCGCTGGGCGGGAATGCCGGCTGTGAAGGAATCAGATTTGCGCTTACTCCATGTTTATATGGCACTATGTTCACTCTCCTCTCATATTGTTTCTACAGGAATCTCTATGTTTGAATCGGTTCTAAGGAAAGCATCATAATTTTTTTCTATTACCCTCTGAACCATAAGCGGTGTATTGAATGTCATCCATCCATGCCAGTATGGCCACAGCTGCTCATCGAACATGCCCCATTTAACGGGCTTCTCAATCTCACATTTGCCGTTAATGAATACTTGGTTAAGAAGTGATACTCTTACCCGTGTCATAAGATGCAGAAGCTCAATATAGCCCTTTGCATCCGGGATGATCTGGCCTTCCGTATTCATGGCGCCAGGTGAATATATACCAAAAGTCAGCCTTATACCGAGCTTGGCACTCTGGCCGTCGTCTTCTCCCTCATCCATCCCCACAACAACGCAAGGAACATCATAGCCATACTCTGTAAGATAGTTTTTTGGGGGGACCCATCCCTCATACACTGCAGGCGGTACCAGCTCTGTCACCTGCTTATCTCCGCCTTTTACGAACCTCAGATCAGCCGTAACTGATTTAATGTATTCTACAAGGGCGTTCAATACTTCATTTTCGGTCATTTTACTTGGCACCTACCTTCTTGAGCCGGCGGCTTATTTCATGTTCGATACGTTTTTCAAGCATCTTGCTTCCAGATTCCTGTATGCTGCTCATTACTTTTTCATTACTGATCATCTGAGGGACAGACAGGCTTCTCAGTATAGTAACCGGCAGATGTGACCGCCCTTCCCTTTTCATTACCTGTTTTTTGCCGGTTACCGTAGATATAAACGGCTTTGGGTCCGTCTTAATGAGCTCAGATCTGCCCTTTTTTACTGTGACTTTAACCTGGTACCTTTTGCCTTTGGCGGGATTTGCAGGACTTACTTTGAAATGCTGATATAGTGTTAAGGTCCGGCCAGTTGACACTACTCCACCACCGAGCCTTCCTGCAGTTGCCTTTATTTTTCTGAGTGTTGATTTAATATCCTTGTCCTTTATTGCATAATCCTTACGGACCTCCCGGGAGGTTTGAGTATAGATATGGTCAATGGTCCTGTTCATTGCCTGAGCTGTGGCCTTCGGTATCTGCCCTGGAAACTTCTGCAGCTCAATTGCAATCTGCTTCACCTGCTTTGTATCCACTATTACATTAACGGACATCAGACCTCACTGCCTCTCAGAATGATTTCATAGACGCCAAGATCCTCTTTGACATCAACCACCTGGTAATACCCATTATCAAAGTCCTGAACGTCACCAATTTTGGGCTTATTGTCAAAGTCCGTGACTTTGGCATAGTATACTATTATGCTGCCGAATACACCAACTGCAGCACTGCTGGCAAGCTTTTCAGACCGTTCATTGTCAACGACAATATTTACGGAGCGCCCACTAATCATATGGGGCTCCGCAAACTCATCAGTGTTGAAAAATACCGCATCGAGATCCTGCTGCAAAGATTCTTTAAGTGTCATACAAATCAGCTCACAATCGTATCATCAGGATTCAGTTGTAGGTTCAGTGAAGCTTCAGCATTTTCCGGATCCTCAGGGTTATCTTCATCATACAGCTGAGCAGCTCTTTCTCTTATTGCCGAAATAACCGTTGAACGATTTTTGCCTTCGGATTCCTCCTTAAAAAGCTTCTCAAGCTCTTCGATGCTGTTTAATGATTCCACAAATGCTATGGCTTCTTTGGCATTCTTGTCTCCAAGGGTAAGGGTTTCCGTATTGGCTGCAGCTTTACCTTTTGCAGCATCAGAACCCGTCTCTCCAATGGATACAATTTTTTTACTGCTATCAACAGCGATTTTCACATAGCCTTTTTTCAAAAGCCTTGCAGCGAGGGCTTTGTCTTTTATATCAACAAGGTCCCCGGAAACGAGGACCTTGTCTTTTGAAAACCTGAGCTTTGGAACTTTTACTTCGAACATAATACAGCCTCCTCCTTTTTAACCGAGTACATCAAGTACATACCAGCTTTCAACATCAAACGGCCTCGGAATAGGCTTCGAAGACAGAATCATTTCCTTGGCATTGCTCTGCTTATTGATAAGCTCTCTTGGTATCCTTGTGCCCTCATAGGTATAGTACTGCCCGTCATCTTCGATGTATGTGATTGCCGCATATGCAATATCACCTATTGTTGCCGGCAAAATGACAACATGATCTTCCGGAATGTATTTTTTTACTGTCCCGTCATAATCCTTGTAATATGCATAGTAAACCCACAGGTCGAGGCCCAATTCCGTAAGTGTCCCGACATATATGAATCCGGTACCATTCTGGAGTCTTACCTCCGGAGCTATAGTTCCCAGTTCAAGGCGCCTTGTATCCAACTTCTTGATAAAGTCCTCATCATCCCTTAGAAGCTTCCATGCTGTCTGACCAAGAACACCGTTTATGGGATTATAACCAGCTTCCCTCACTGCATCGACCCCGTCATGAAGATCCTGATATTTGATTGATGTTGCCTGATCCCATGCAGCTTCGTCAGTCAATACCGCTTTATTGGTGAAGCTGTAGTCAATCACATCCTCAACATACTTGGTAAGATCCTCGCCGTAATATCCCTTTACAACGATTTGTCCTGTAGTGATCAACTCACAGACCATAGCCTCTTCTCTCCTCGAAATGGCGTCATCAAGCTCCTGCATATCCTGCTGTAGATAATACTCCTGCCTCTCTGCAGGTGTCATCAAAGAGAAAGTGTTTTCTCCAGGTATTGTCTTTTCGATCACCTTGGGATCCATTACTCTTTTCGGAGCAATTGTCGGCGGTTCATATTCCCTTGTCTGGTACCCATTGCGCTCCATGATAATTCCGGAGACAAAAGGAGCCACAAAAGGAGCTATCAGATAAGCTCCCTTCCTAAAGTCCATCTCAATTTTTCGTGTGGGAAATGTAGGAGCATTGGGGAAAAGCATATCCCTCATTGCGGTACTGACGGGCATATTCTTTTCATATACTCCCCCCTGGGCTCTCGGTATATGTCTGTCAATATTATTAGCCATCTTCTTTCAAACCTCCTTTAGTATGAAATTTCATCTCTCAGGTGAATACCAACATCCCTGAGATCTGCATCAAGTGTTGCCGGTGCTCCATTGGTACCGAAGATAAGGGCATTGCGGTTGAATGTGCCTGTCTTGTAGCAGGTTGCAACCACATCCTCGGCTGTAGTATCAATTGATTCTTCTGCCAGAATATACTTTGCAGTCTGGCTGCCATCAACCGAATTGGCATCACAGAGCTTGCCCTTTCCGCCAGCTGCTACTGGCAGGGTAAATTTATCACCAACAATAAAATCTTGTGTTTCTCCGTCGTTGATGGTGAAATTGATTTGAGTACTTACATAAGCTTCTCCCACTGCCGCATCTTTCAATCTAGTACCATCCGGAGCATAAACTGCGAATGTTCCTGCATTCGCAGCTACGGCTGTACACTGGATAAGGTAGTTGCCGATCTTTGCATCCTTTCCGATTGAAAAACCAGTAACGGTTCCATCTCCTGTATTTTCAGCATCTGCCGTTACATCACCAGCTGCAGCTGAAATAAGGCCGATCACACTTCCACGAAGGAGGGCGACCTGTCCTTTTAGCAATGTAATTCCCTCTGTAAGAATTGGGATATCCTGGCCGGCTATAAGCTTATCAGGTGTATTTGTGGCCAGTACCTGATAGCTTCCAATTCCTTCCCTACTCATTCTTTACACCTCTTCTCCTGGCATCAAATCTTGTGGCTATTGCAGCCATTGTGGGATTGATGCCCTTCATATTGACGATCGTTTTCCCATCTGCATCATTTTTAGGGACAGTCGGTATCACTTCTTCCTTTTTTGATTCCGTGCCATCCTTCTTAAGATTATCCAGGAACTCCTTGCCCTTTGCAGAATCATTTTTAAGCGCTTCGAAGGCCAGTTTTTCCGCATTCATTGGTTCTTCAAACTTAGCCTTCTTAACAAGTTCAGGATCAATGTTACCGGAGATCTGTTCAATATTCTGAATACGACTTCGCTCCTCCTGGGCTCCGAGCTTCTTTCCTTCCTCCCTGGCCGCATCTTCTACCTGCTTAACCAGGTCGGGGCATTTTTCCCTGAGTTCATTAACATCCTTGAACATAGGATCATCTCCTTCCATATTTTTGTTGATATTTGCATCAGGCTGGGGCGCATTTGTCGCTGCCTGTGATGCTCTTTGAATAAAATCAAACAGCTTTTTCTTTGTATCATCCATTGAATTGATAATGGACAGTCTGCTAAGCATGAAATTATTTTCTATTACGCCTGACTGACCATCATCGTCTGAATAGAGGATTTTATCTGCGAATCCTTGTTTTACAGCTGTTTTGGCTGACATGTATGTTTCGTTATCCATCAATTCAGAAACCTTGCTTCTAGACTTTCCTGTTTTAGCCTGGTATGCATTAAGGATTGTCTCCTTAACTTCATCCAGCACTTCTGCTGCATGACGAAAATCTTTTGCCTCACCCCATCCGCCTGAGATATATGATATTGGATTGTGGATCATAAGCATACCTACAGGACTAATGTAGATCTCATCACCAGCCATTGCTATAACCGATGCTGCACTCATGGCTTTTTCTACTTTTGATGTCACTTTCCCGCCCTTCTGCTTATGCTCCATCAACGCATTATATATGCCGGCGCCTGCAAATACATCTCCGCCGTTGCTATCAATCCAAACAACTATGTTTTTGCCTTTATGCTTGGACAACTCGGTCCGGAAGGAATTGGGAGAAGCATGAGCAATGCCGAACCACTCATATAACCAGGCATCCTCATCATCCAGTATCCTTCCTGCGATTCTTAGTTCGACCTCATTTCCATCTTGTCCACTATTAATAAAATTCCAGAACTTACTCATTTGGGCCGTTTCCTCCTTCCGTTATTTGATTATTCATTTTTGAATTCTGGTCTCCCACTTCCCCAATTAACTTATTTTCCTTCTTACGCTGCCTCATATTTGCCTCCCAGTCCCCTCCAGTAAGCTTGACCGTTTCAGCCGTGTGTGTGGAGAAGCCATTTGAAATAAGCTTTTCAGATGCCTCGACTTCCTTTACCGGATCAATCTGTCCCTGTGCTGGTCCGATCCATTCGCTTCTGCACCAGGCTTTCCTGATTATTGGATCAATAAAAAATCCAGGAGCTCTGATCCTACCTGTAGCTACGGCTTCGGCAAGCCATAGCTCGTAAATCGGCTGGCAAAAATCTGCAGCAAACCATGACCGGCGCATTTTGAAAGCTTTCCATGCTTCAAGCAGTGCTGCACGGCTGGCAGAGTATGAAGATTTGAATTCTTTAACAAGTATTTCATGTGGTATTTCCAGAGCTGAACCAACATGCTTTGTTATCGTGTCCATGAAAACATCGAATCCTCTTGCCGGATGTTTAGGATCCCCAAATTCTACTGTCTCTCCCGGCCTCAGCATATTAATTGAACCGGCTCCCATTTCATAAGCATTTGGATCTTCTTTATCAACTCGCTCTTCCTCGGGGATAGCGATATCCATTGCATTTTCGGATTTTGCAGTATTATACTGAATCCATGCAGTAAAAAATGACTGCACTATTGCAGCCATTATTTCTGCTTCTGTATATCGCGAAAGCTGCTTCAATGATTCTATTACCGGGGCAAGATATGGAGTTCCACGATATTGCTCAGCTCTTTCCATCTCAATCACATGGATGACATTGGGCATTCCGGTTCTATCACCGTATGCTTTGACTCTCACATAATCACTATTGCTGGTCATGTTCTTGGTAGGATATGAATTATGTATGTAATACGCTTCTACCGAACCAAAGCTATTTACTTCTACACCATCAAATATCAAATTGCCGTTTTTTGCAGTAGTCGTGGTTTTCGAAGGTTCCCTGTAGTATGAGGATCTGATTCCACCAGCAATATAAGGAGAGCGCACCCTATCAGCTTCAATCAGCATGATCCTGAGTTGATATGGCATATATGGAATATTGTTCTCTTCCATCTTCGGTATCCCGAAAGCATCACCATTTATCAGCCAACCTATCAAAGCTACTCCCTGCAGTTCAAAAAAGTTATTCAGCTTCGAAGCATCACAATGCTTTGATTCCGCCCAAAGAAGGAATTCCTTTTCTGTGGTTTTCGCCCATTCATCTGCCTGCTCCGGAGATAGCCGGAGTAATTCATTATCGATGCTGGGCTGTACCCTGAGCCCGGCGCCCACAATATTGGTTCTGTTAGTATTAATAGCAGAACGAGCAATTGAAGTACCCATAAATAGACTTCTTGAACGTTCACGTAATATCTGCGCATTATCATGTATGTCTTTATCCGGACTGGAACTGTCGTGATCCCATCCCTTAAGAGCCTTTTTCTTCCTGCTTGCCCCCGATTCCGAATAACCGGTATTAGAGAAATTCTTCAAATACTTCCCTTGCACTGCAGCAATTTCCTGCTGAGCCTTTGCAGTTTCAATTTTTGCTTTTGCTTCAAGCTGCCTAGCCTTTGCCTCCTCGATTTTTACCTTTTCCAAGGTATCCATTTAATCACCTGCCTTTCCTTGATAGATATTAGAGATCTCTGGGTGTTACTCTGAATACTTTCCGTTGTCCTTTACCGGCAGCTGCACTTTCTAGCTCAGTTACTTTATTATCCCAGTACTCCATTTCACTCCGCAGCTTATCGATTTCCGCATTTCGCTTTGACCTGCTGCCGAATCTGTATTCCTGGGCTGCACAGGCTGCAGTATAGGCGGCTTTTGCTGCCAGATACATATCCTTGGCTTCCTGCACCGTCATAAAATCACCAACTTTTGATTAAAAATATAAAAAATCGTACCCTTAATACGACTTCTTACTAATATTCAAGGCCTTTTTTTATTACTCCATACTTCCTTTTAGGCTTGTTTCTGAGACTTTCCATAGTATTTTTTCCCTCAATGATAGCATTTTTCAGACGTTTTTCAAACTCCTCAAGGTTCGGATTGAGGATTTCAAAGGCAGCCTGTGCATAGTTTCTAAGGTCTAGCGGCTCATTTCTTTTGGTAGCTGAGGCTACTTTCTTCCAGACAAGCCGGATTTGACCTTTCTGTTTTTCCTTTACCAGCTTCTCAGATATAAGTCCCTTGAAATATTGTCTATCATATCCCCGGCTTTCATCTTTGGGAAAGTGACAATAACCAGGACCTTTTTCTATTATCTTGAGACGTCCTGTAATCTTTGCCTTGCCAGAATCAACACCCAAAATAAAAACCGCAGCTTTCTCTTTCTTACTGCGGTATAGTTTATATAGCAGTGGGTACCCGGGGCCGCCCATACCTTTTATGGCAAAGATCCTTCGGCGCTCATTTGCCTTGCAAAATTTATATACCTCGTCGGTGTAATGGCCACCTGAGTCCACACAGCTGCAGGCAATCTTCATGCCCAGACCATTGCCGAAGTGATATACGGTATCAAGCTTGTCGGAGAGGAGCTGCCAAGTGCCTGGTTTGTCCGGAACACCCATTATCATTCCTTTTTCAATTCCCCAGGTTTCCTCCCCCCTTCCATATCCAACGACTTCATACTCAAATCTGTCATCCTGGACGTCTACTGAAGCTACCAGCAACAGAACTCCGTCAGGGATCTCCGCGGGATATTCCTCCCGGCGTTCCAGAAGTACGTCCTCGTTTTCAAATTCGCCTTCCTCTTCCCAAGTCTCTCCTAGAACAGTGTTCTTGAACACCTGGTATTGAGCCGGATCCTTCTTGACCTTCAGCCATTCAAGAATTATATCCTCCCACTTCCACCAAGGAGAAACAAAGGCGTTAATATGGAAGCTCCTTATTTTCTCAGCATTCGGATTGTCTGCAATCCACTTTCCTTCAGCTCTCATCCAGTCATATTCATCAAATTCAGCTCCGCATTGAGAGCATTGGTAAATGATATCCCAAACCTTGTAATTCCCTTTCTCATCCTTGGAGTGCTTAAATTTCACTCCATTAAGATTTATATATTCAAGCGTCCCGCATTCAGGGCATTTCTTACGCCATTTTTCCTGAGTGCCGGCAAGGTATTCCTCCTCAACCCTGCATGCCCCTTTGATTCCAGGAGAAGAAACGAATATTTTTTTGCGATTTGGGTATGTGATCGTTCTTTTTTCTGCCAGTTTTAAAGGATCACCTTCCTTCCCTGACGAAACAGGGAAGCCACTTATTTCATCCGCGATCAATACTCTGATTGGCTTCGATGCCAGTTTTCTGGGGCTGTTGGCTCCCACCAACGAAATAGATCCGCCCGGGAATTCTTTATAAAGGATTGTATTGTCGCTATCCCGGCTTTTTTTCTCTGATACTTTATCTCTCAAAACCTTTGTATCAGCAAACAGAGGATCCAGTCTTCTCTTCGAATAATCTTCCGCATCACCCAGACTCGGCTCAATCCATAAGATAGGACATGGATCAATGTCAATAAAATATCCTACCGCATTATTTAATATTTCATTTTTACCTGACTGTGAGCACATCATTGCTATGACTTTTTCTATTAATGGATCCGTAATGGCGTCCATGATTTCTACCTGGTATGGCGCTTTTTCATTACTCCATTTGCCAGGCTGGGAGGAGGATTCTCTGGATAATACCCTATTCTTTTCTGCCCACTGACTAATAGTAATTTGAGGAGGCGGAGCGACTGATTTTACAATTTTCTTGAAGAGGTCAATTGTCTTCTGCTTCATCCTCCACACCTTCATTCGCCTTTAGAAACATGGACGGATCATATTCTTTCAGCTCGGCCAGCGCCTCCTTTATTGCTTTGTCCAGTTCATAATTTATTATATTGATATTCTTCTGTCTCACCAGCTTAGGTGAGAGATTTGAAGGAATATTGAGCATTTTATTCCGGAAGTTGATCAGCATATTTGTCATAACAAGCTCTACATCTTTGGCATCGTGCAGCCAGTTCTGGAGCTTTGCATTGACCATTTCCGCCTTTTCCCTCTTTGCCTTTTCATGTAGAGCTTTTTCATTCTCATAATTAGCTGCACTTGTGGGTTTCAGCTTCCAGTTATAATATAGCTCTACATTCTTGGACAGCTCGAACTTGCTATCTGAATTCTTTATCAACACTCCATCATTTTCAAGCTGCTGGATCCGACGCTGTGACACACCGAGAACTTTTGACAATTCTGAAGAGGTAACAAATAAAGGCAGCATTTCGCTCAGCTCCTTCGTTTTTGTAAAATAATGTAGAAAAGCCCTAATCGCACGAAATCAATGAAAAAAAATTCATACCTAGAAAAATCCCGGGACTCGCCAGCACCGCAACGCGCTCAAACCTCTAGAAGGACCCGTTGCCGGGTTGTCTAGGCTTCGGCGGCACTCTCAACCATCCACACTGACTGCTTACATATGTCCATCCTGCCTGAGGCCTCCACTCATGCTCCGCTTTCTTGTATCCTTCGTAATATCCGTCTGACTTACCCAGTTTATAAGCCAAGATTATGCTTACTACAAATCCTGTTGTCATTGCTAATGTACTCACATTATCACCTCCCTAAAATAAAAGGCCGGTTATCGCATTACGAAATCCGGCAGTCTCACTGTACTCCTGGTACATGAGCATATTATAAATAAAATAAATTATTAGTGCCTTTAGCCTAGTTAATTCAATGCTTCACAGCATTTTATGAATATAGTATAGTTGTATTATATTATTGAGTAGAGGTGATACTACAATGCGCCATATATTAAAGGCCATAGTCATCACCGCATTCATAATTATAGAGTTAATACTAAACACCATAATTGTTGAATAAGCGGTGACTTACAGAGGAGCAATGCTCCGATGTAAGTTACTATAAATAACTATTATAAATAATGCACTCCGTAACGAGTGCTTTTTTTGTGCAATAAAAAAGAGCCTATTGGCTCTCAATGGCTTTGGACATACGAAGTACCCAAAACTTCTTACCTGAAGCTTCCATACCTCTTAGTTAGAGAAAAAATTAGTAATGCAATGAGACTTGTGCCTGATACAGTTTCCAATCCAGCGCATGTTTTTGCAATTACTCCTATTGGAATAAAATCACCATATCCCGTCGTAGTAAAAGTTATAGTTGAATAGTATAGGGCATTGAAGAAAGCATTAAATGCTGTCATATTTGTTTCATCTATATTACTTTTTATTCCACCACTAAACAAATATATAAATGCAGAGATCATCCAGACTAAAAAAGACCAGCTTAAGGTGTAAGATGGCTTAAAACCATAACCGCAAGTTTTTTCAAGAATCCAGTATCCAATTCTTTTCATACTTTTCTTCATGTTTTTCCTTTTACAAAGCATATAGTTATATCCTGCATAAGCATATAAATCCGGATTATCCTCTGCGCGAGATGAATCCATTATTAATTTCCAAGAGTCTGCACATTTCTTTTCAATAGAGTTCTTTTTACATCCATATACACGATGAATAATGTAGTCAACAAACATCAGAAGGTATATAGTATTGTGTTGAAACTCTAAAACATCTACAGTAGATGCTAATATACAAAGCACTTTTAAGTTTGACATCATAGTAAGTCTATTAATTATAGAATTATCTACTATACCAAGGTTTTCACATTCTGCATATGTTCCTAATGATAGTCTTTCAACTCTTGTGCCGTATAATGCTATGTTTACATAAGGGACAAGGATGTACATATCCTTTATTTTAGAATCGTGAATTACAAGACTATCGACTATCGGTAGATCATTCTTATCAGCTTTTGTATCATTCATCTCCTTGCAAGTGCTAATCAAAGTATTAACATTTGAAGTACGAATATCAATATTAGCATCAATGCAGCATAAATTATCAACTACTAGTTTGTCAATTTTACCTTCCTTCCAAATGTTTTCTATATTTATATAAGAAAAAGTGGCTTCCATATTCAGATCTTTAGATAACGAAAAAGTGTCTATATCTTTTATTGTCAATATACACATTTGCATTGTTGAAATATCAGCTTCAAACCCATATATATCTTCTTTTGACATTTCACCTTCTGTAAAACTGCTCAGTTTTTCTGAATCTATCACCAATGACTCTGAATCAATTCTTATGGGTGCGCATTTATATATGGAATCCTCTCTAGTTGCTTTATCTTTAGAAAATACCTTTATATGTAGATTTATCAAATAATCACCTCCCACATGGGGTTATTCTTCATATTGAGGGTGTTTTCCTGCACAACCATAAATAAGCAACTAATATAAAAGTAGCACTCGATCAAAAAAGTGCTTTTTCTATGCAATAAAAAGAGCCCTTATTGGGGCTCAACTAATTTGTACTTTGTATAAATATCATTAATTGCATCATCTACATCTGCTTTTATATCATCAACTGTATTTCGGTCTATTTCTGGATTGTTGTAATTAATTGCAAGTTGCAGATCATCTATGAATCTTTTCATTATCTCAAAATAGTCCATAACTATCACCTCCCTTATATCCATATTACTCCAATATTCAGAAGGCTTGTATCACTATTCACCTAATAAAAAATACAGTTTATATAGGCAGGGGTACCACTGCAATATTTGATATGCAAATATCAAATTGTCAACACAGTTCTTCTTCTTATTATTCTCTTATTATTATATTATTCTTATTATTCTTTTATTATTAGCGAGGCGGTGTACCCCCTGCCATTTTCGCAAATAGCATTTCAAAAAGGCCCCGGTACCCCCGCCATTTTTATTTTTTTTCATACCCCTCGCTACTATAATACATGCTTAGAATACAGATATAAGAGCCTATTAAGCCTTATCAACACAATCATATCAATAAAATGATTAATTATAAAATTTATTCCTTTTCTCAAATTTACTTATGTACAACTCCAACTCATCATAATCTATTCTTAGTGTATCTGCTAATTCAGTTCTATCAATTTTTCCACGCAATTTATAAAGCTGCATAATATCTGATAACACTTTCTTTTCTTTCTGCCTTTTAAGAATAATATAATATGGTTTCTTTATTTGAATACTAAACCATATCCGCCAGTAGATTAATCTTTTGAATCCCCTCAATTCAATAAATTCACTAGTAGTAATGCGATTAATAATGTAATAACTCATACTCTTTTTACCTGTCGTTGTCTCCCATGTGATCTGTATAGGTACTCGTGGTACAAGCCTGGCTTTAAAGACCATATTTGCTATCCCATCTTTTACTACTTCAGCATCTCCTTCTGATTCTATGAACACTCTCTCACATATTGGTTTATTAGAAAGCTTAATTATCTCACCAAAAGATAACGCCTTCATTTTTAGATTAATAGCCATACCAGGTCCATAATTTTTCACTTTTATAGTTTTCTCAATGGAATTTGCCTCTGATATATCCCATCTCATTGGCTTAACAATAGCTTTAAAGGGTTCATGTACCATTTTATAAGTAAGTCGTACATAGATAACTGTTACAATAAAGAGTAGAACAGCTGAAATTGATTGTAGTATTGCTGAAAATACTTGCATTGAATCTCTATTAATATTTAACCACTCAATAACATTTTTCAATTTTCTCCCTCCCCAATTTCATGATATCACTATGAAGAAGGGCAAACAATAGAGGTCTACATATACACCAGCCTATAAAATAAAACATATAGGAGGCCGTTACCTCACTTGCGTTTTTCATATATACATCCGGCGCCGAAAGGACAGTAATACTTATTCTCCATCCATATGCTGTGCGGACATCTGAAACATTTACAACGCTTCTTTTCCCTCATGAGCTTCCTGTATTCCGGATCATGCTTATCAACAATCTGCCTCATGGCCATCAACTCCCGGACAAAATAAAAAGCCCAGGTCTTATGGTTGCCTGGGCTCCAAATATTCTATATAGTTTTACATACTACAAGTATAATATGGATCGATTTGCATGTCAATTTCATCATTTTGTCAAGGGATTCTCATCAGCATCAGATGCTTCTAAATCAATTGTGATGCATCATATTGTGATTTTCAGCTGTTCCACCGGCGAGTCATAATTCATCCAAATAACTTCTTGCCGTGCTGCTCCGCTTTGGTCATTGCTTCTGATGCTCTTTTTATTCCAGCCTTGATCCTCAAGCATTTTCTTATACAATGTGGATTCATAGCCTGATATAACCACCGGCCCCGGGTGCTGCAGCATTACTTCCAGGAACTCAACATGTTCTTGTTCTTTAAGCATTTCATGCGAGTATTGTTGCTTTACATGTGACGTCCTTGTTTCTTCAAGGTATGGAGGATCTGCATATATAAGGACGTCCTGGAATCTAAATCTTTTTATTAGATCTACGGCCGGCATACATTCAACTTGGACTTGTTTCAACCTTTCAGCTGCCAATAGGATTCTGCCAGGAAGCTCATTCCAGTGCCTCATAGCGTAAGCCTTTTCCCTACCTTGAACATCATTTTTCCAGCCGACCTTATATTGATTAACACGGTACCCATGCCCTTGCCAGCACTTAACTAAAAATTGCCTTGCTTGTTCATATTTACATTCGGGTACCTCAGCATAATACATGCTGTCATACTCATTTCTACTATATGGAGTAGCCTCAACAATCTTTGCAAGCCTTTTAGAATCTTCCCTTATGCATCGAAAAAGGTTTGGAACATCCTTATTTAAATCATTGACAGTCTCCATGTCGCTTATTGGCTTGTTAAATAAAACTGCTAGGCTACCAGCAAAGGGCTCCAGGTAGCTATGATGTTTTGGAAACTGACTTACAATCCATTGAGCTATTTTCCATTTGCTCCCTGGATATTTCAAAATTGATTTCAAATAATCACCTCATCTGAATTCCTCTCTCACCAAATAAATAAACACTCAGCTGCCTGATCATATCATTAACCCAACGTCTGACAGTAGCTTCACTGCAATAGAATTCAGGAGCTAGATCTGCAAATTCCCTATGCTCGAAATATACCAGCTTAAGCAGCCTGTACTTGGCATATTCTTTGTTTTTACTAGCCTGGATAGATAGCAACTTCAAACATGTATCAATATGGGCAATCATGATAATAGTTCTGCAGCGACTCCTTCTGATTGAATCTATAAATATGTCAGGCTCAAGGTCCAATAAATCAGTATTGTAATCATTACCCATAGTCTCTTCAGTATCCATCAGCTCATCATCGTTTGTTTCCTCAATATCTGCAGCGCTATCCTTTGCATGGTAAACGTGCTTTTTAAGATCCTGATAGTTTTCAAGCAGCAGCTTCGTATTCCTGAAGGCGAAATTTCTATTCTTCCGGTCCTGTTCACTCAAGCACTGTCTGACTGCAGCAAGAGCCGCGACCTGGGCAGCATCATTAATAATCTTTTCGATCTCATCGGATACTTTGGGCTTTTTCTTTGACTGTTTCAATTGCTACCACCACCTTTCTCCTCAGGCCTGACTTATTTTGCTTTGCTTAAAGGAATAACATTATCACCTTCGAACATGCTGATCTGCGTCTTGCTCATATCCCTCCAGCCCTTGAAGTCATCAGCCAATATGTCTGCAATGTTGGCCATCTTGGTACCCCAGTCAGCTCCCAGGGTGGCTATCATGTTTTCCCAGTCTTCAATATCATACCTTTGGAGCTTCCCATCTTCATCAATGCGCCTGAGCTGATGATATATAAGAGCAGTAATCTTCGCATTGTCCATGGGCTCAACATAATAGGTCCTGGTAGTAAGCACATACTCATATCCGAACATGGCCTCCAGCTGCTTGTTTGCCTTGCTGATCCTGGCCCTCCATTTGTTGTTTCTGTGAGTACTATCCTTTTCTTTGAACTCAGTATCCTCCAGGAAGAGGATCCTGTTCGGATTAATATGCCGCAGCTCCGGGAACTTGTCCACGAGCTGCTCAGCAATCTGTCCATAAATATCTCCCTTGATCCAGAACTTTTCTCCGAAGCGGCCGTTGCCGATATTCCTGTAGTGCTTCAGGTATCCTTCATCATCGACGACAGTAATATTGTAGCCGCCATCAAAATCTATCAGCTGCAGCTGCTTGTCACCTTCATATACTATGATCTTTTTCTTAGCCATTTTTATCACCCTTTCAAATTTTATATGTCTATACATGAGCTGCACAAATCATTATCTACCCAGTAGCAGCCTCCTGGGCATGCATGGAACCAGGTACATCCACAGACGCGGCATTTGCGCTCAATTGCAGCCAGAGCAACCTGGTATGTTACTGTTTCCGGTGGCCACTCGAGTATGATTCCGGCATTTGCCGCTGTAGCCGTCACATTTACTCCCATTGCCTCCGGGCAGGTTTCAACTCTGTAGCCTCTATGCTCATACATGAATTTCTTTATTTCCTGGGATAATTGCTTTCTGGATCCAGACTGCCAATATAGACAGCAGCGCACCTGTCGCTCGGACCATTCCGGATGCAATCTACGCATGTTATCGGTGTGAGCCTTGAAATCAAACTTGTTGAAGATGGCATACACCGGCTTGCTAAAGTCATATACTTCGTCATATGGAGCAGCTCCCGGAGGGCAGCCATCTTTATGGTTGTAATTGGGGCATCCCTTTGGGTGTCCCGGATAAGGTTTTACACATAGGCTCCTGACAGAATAATCTATCACTGGAGCTACCTGAATTATCATACTGAACATCCTTAATAATGTGATCCTGGTCCCAGAATATGACTAATCACTTGCTTATCTCCACCGAGATTAACGCATTTATTGGCTATAGAGCAGCATTCATCATTAAGTATATTCCAATATAAAGCTCCGCTCATTTTGTTCCTAACCTTCACATGTTCTTTAAGCTCATCCATTAATACATCTAGTGATTCAATCTTCAAAGCTTCTTCCTTCGATAACATAAACCTCTCTCCTTTCACTCTCCGCTGCCCAGCTGCTTCAGGACATATGCTTCATACAGTGTCTTTCCCTCACTGTTGAGCTGATATTGAAAAAATACCTGCTGAAATGTGACCATCTTGCTCTCCAAGATAGCCATCTGAGCCTCTACCCAGTCCTTCACTATTCTCCAAGCAACCCTCTCAGCTTGGGCATAATCACAATTAACCTTTATCTTGCCGGCTTTTTTCTGCTGCTTTAATGTCTCATATACAGCATCAACATCAGCCGGCAATCGCATACCGATCTCACCTCCAGGAGTATTAATCGTAAAGCTCAGGTTATTGATATGGCCATCTGATGCATACTCTGACATCAGTTTCCGGGCACCATGCTCCACAAGCATTTTCTGGATTTCACCCAATGTCTTATGTACATCAATGGATGTCGTATAATTTAGTAGTGGCAAAAGCACCACCTCCCCTTAATGCAATGATCATATCTAATGCCATAATTTCTGTGTGGCAAGTACATCTTTCATGGCTTCTACTGCAGTCTCAAAATGCTTCTTTTGATTGATCAGTTCAGCCTTTAAGTCTTCGCTGCAGTCTTCTATTATTTCATCACTTTCCCTAATAGCATCTTCAAAATATTCAATTGCAGATCTTAATTTTGATTCATCCATGACCTTGACCTCCTTTCGCAATGATTATGGAATGTGCAACAGCGTTATGCCTTATGGACTATAATTATATTTATACAATGGTGATATTGTTTCGGCAGCATCTCTCATACCCTTTTCAGTAACCCGAACATAGTCATTGTCATATTCTTCTACCCAACCATTCTTAATACAGGTTTTTAAAAGAGTCTTGTTACACTGATGTTTATAAACTTTACCGATTATTGAATTTTGTTGTCTGAACATATATAGTAATAACTCCCAATGTTTATAAGTCACTTTATCACTTCCTTTGTTGAGCATTCTATTAAGCTTGTGTAGCTATCCTCTTCAAACTGGCTTGCACAAATAGGTGTATCAAAAGGACAGCAGCCGCAGCCGCCCTCTACAGTATCACAGTCGAATTCATCCTCGAGGCAGCCAAATTCTTCTTCATAGTCATATTCATCATCGCAATGGATGCAAGCCTCAACATCCTCCGGAAAATCCAAACATAAATCGTCTATATCTCCATTGCAGTGGCATGTTGCTCCACATACCGGGCATGTATGTGCCATCAATAACCCTCCTTTGTATTAAACAGTGACTGCCTTTTTCTCTTAGGACACCATACAGGGCTTGTCTTTATTCTTGGTATGCCACAGATACTTTTATAAACAGTTCGCCCAGGTTCACTGCAGTACTCCTCTACTTTTGTGCAGTACCACCTTTGCCCTTTGCCAAACTTAATGCGTGCATCCAGCTTATGATCGCAAATTTCACATATTGGTAGTCGCTGTCTCCATTTATGATGAAGCTTAACTGCAATCGGCCAAAGAATTATAAGGGATACTATAAGTATTACAAGCTTTAAAGACATATTCTTTTACCCTCCTTATATTCATCAAGCGCACCTAAAACTCAAACTCTATCGGCTCCCAGAAGCCATATTCCATCAGATCATCAGTGCCTTCAACCCATCCCGGTACTGGAAGGAATTCCTCTGCCTTTATAAACATATATTCATCCGGATGATCCTTCAGCTTGTAATATAGAAAACCATCCTCCTTGGAGAACTCAGTGACATACATGTGATTCGACCAACCATTTTGAGTGTATTGGAATATAGTATATTGGCCCTTGTAGACTTCCGGAACCTCCTTTGCTGCATGCTCTGCTGTTATCTGTTGGCTTAAAGCATTCAGATGATCCTCGAGCTTGCTAATATGGATGTTTCTGCTCATCATTGATGCTATCAGTAATATTATTATGATGCTGAGACTTATGATCCTTATATCAATATTGAAGCCAGGCTTTTGTTCCGGGCATTCAGCCCAATTTCCAAGGCATACGCCATCTCTATTTGACTGACAGTCTATCTTTTTACATTTATTCAT